AGATGTTTGCTATATTGCACAAGGTCAACGATATCCTTTCGGTCACTTGCCTTAACCCCTCGTGAGTAGCTGATATAGTTAAGGTATTCGTTGTTATTGATTATCACACCGGCTGGATTATCTCCGTCTTTATGTGCAGCAGAGTAATATTCGCGTCGTTCATTGTACTTTATATTATGACAACCAAGCTCTATGAGTATGTATTCTATTTTGTTATTCTGATAGATGTATCTTTTCAGGGATTGAATATCCATAGAATACATACTCCTTTCGAATTGCATATATCATTGTCTATCATAACATATCAATAGTCTTGTGGAACCTCACAATATGCAAAGTCTTTGCATACGTTCGTACCAAAGTTACAGTCTGCGAGAATCTGATACTGGTCAGTGACACCAAATCTGTTCTTGGCAATGAAGATAATCATTGGATTCTGGTCTCGTGTCAATGTGTTTTTAATCTTTGGCCCATTCTTGTTCAAGTCTGAATAATGATAACAGAAAAGCTCCTTGCTGCAATTGTGATACTCATCATCATATGGCCTTCTACACATAAGATTCACACTCATCACGTCAACGATTGACCTAGCCTGACCAATCTCCAAGTTTGTGAAATGTCTCAGCTTTAAACTCTGCTTGCCAAGTTGATACGTTACTAACAATGGTACGTTCTTATTCGCTGGCTTGATTGTATTATATAGTGCAATCATATCTCTCATCATCGACTTGTAAATCTCATCTGTCTTTGCGTCTGCGCTTTCCTTAAACGTATCAAGACAGAAGACCGTCTCTGGGTCAATCGCAGCATACTTATTTATGATTTTAATAGCCAGATTCACAGAGTATTTTACCAGAGGTATGACTATTATGCGTTGTCTGTTCTTCTGCTCATCAAACCATTCTTCACATTTATGTAGTTTGTCTTTTAACTCATCACTGAAGTTGCCATTTTTCAACATATACTTTTGCAGTCCCATGTCAAATACGTTGTTTGCAACCCATACCAACATCTCCCGTCTGAACTTCGTTTCGTCCTCCTCATTAATCATGAAAACTACCGACCTGTCATTACTTGGGTCTATGTTCTTGTCTATCGCAGAGGGCATTGCAGATGGAACGAGCATGTTGAATGCCAAAGTAGATTTCCCCACTCCACTTGCCGCTCCAAGGCCATATATGTGCCCCTTGTTTATACCAGCAATCTCATTCGTTAGGAGGTCGAAGTTATGGATTCTCATACCAAAGGATTCTCCGTTGTCCATGTCTTCGATTAGCTCGCTGATTCCGTCAAGGACATTATAGCTCGGTATCTCAGAATCAAAATTGATGAACGTATGATTCAGAAACGTCTCAAACTCATCATATATTTCTTCTGCTGACATGTCTGCATAGTCTGATAGCTTGTCCTTCGACACCATGTTTTCCTCTGCCAGACGCAACACGACGTTCCACTTGCGCATTTCGCTCACATAGCTGTCAAAGTTCTCCTCTACTGCGTAGTACTGTAGAAGTTTAAGCGTTTCATAGCCATCATATTTGTCATATTTAGATTTAAGCTTTGGATGCTGCTCCAAATAGAACCCCACTGTCATTGGGTCCAATGACTTCTTGCCATCATTGACAACCAGATTATACGCTATCGCAAAGTATATCTTATATATATCATTCATGAAATCATTATTTTCGAGATTAGATTCGAAAAGAATCTCTGGCTTCTTATATATGATTCCTATGACGTTTCCTTCAGCAGAATTTCTATACCCCTTTATCTTCTCGGTAATCTCCGCAAGTTCCTTTTGAAATGGCGTAATATTCTTTTCTGCCACGTTATCACCCCTGCCCTACCATAGATTAGAGAATCTGTTCTTTCGTGGCTGCTTCTTATTTGACTTTGCAACCTTGTTCTTGTGTTCGTATATCGCATCGACATTTGAGTTCTGAGCTATGTCATGATTGATTGATTCACTTCTAGCCCTCTCTTCCTCTGCCCTGCGTATTCTTTGAGACACATCAGAAATGTTGTTTTCTACAATAGCCATAATATAATTGAACTTTTGCATATTGTTTTTGAACTGTTTTGTAGATATTGCTGATTTAATCTTCGGATAACACGCCTTAAACGTCAGGAGTATGGTCTTAAACGAATAGTTCGAATGTTTTTTCGCGCTGTTATTCGCCATAACTTGCCCATATCTCAATCCCTTGAGACGTAGAACCATCTGCTTTGTCAATCCCTCATTGACGAAATCCATTATCTTACATCTAACATACTCCTCCAACTCATCCCAATCATCACGTTCCTCTTGTGTCATCGGAGGGTATTTCCTACTAGACATAATTGCCCCCATTCATATGATAAAAACCACATGACAACCTATACTCGCATATAGACTGTCATGCAATCTATTTGTTGTATTATAAGAAAGGTAACTTGGGATGTCAACTGAGCAATCATCCCAAGTTACCATGTCCATTATTTCTCCTGTGTCATTGCCAGAATCGAACGAGCAAACTCAATGTCATCAATCTCTCGCGGGTTGCTGTATCCACCCTTCTTGATTGCAGCGAGGACCGGCTTGACGTTATCGATGTTTGACTTGTTATCAGAGAAGAACTTCACGATGTCGCTCACTACCGAGTCAAGCTCCTTCTTGTGCTTGGCCCTCTTCTCGTTCTCTTCGATTCGCTGCTCCATCGCCTTGTCGTGCTTCTCCTGCTGCTTCTTCGCCTCGTCAAGCGACATCCCGGACTTTGACTGCTCCGCCTTGATTGCGTCCTCGATTGCCTTGATGAACTGGTCTGCATCGCAGTCAATCTCAGGAACGATGTTTGCGAACCGGCTCTTGCAGTCAACCACTGCGCCGTCATCACGGAACCGGACCTTGCGGGTCTCACCGATGACGTGGCTCACGGTCTCGTCCTTGTTGGTGCCGAACACCTTCCTACCCGTTTTCTCTGCCGCAAGCTCTCGGTCGATGTAGAGAAGGCCAAGCACGTGGATGTTCTTCTTGACCGCATTGAAGTAGTTCTGCTGCTGGTCGGATGTGAGAATCTGATAGGACTTGCCGGTGAACACATCGTCCACCTGCTTATTCTTGACGTGACCGATGATGATTGTCGCAACGCCTACGCGACGCAGACGGTTCATCACGTCAAGAATCATCTCGATTGCCTTCTTCTCTCCGCGACCATAGCCAGAGTAGCACCCGTTGATTGTCTTGGCAACCTTCTCTGGATGCCCAGCCATGCGACACTCCTTGTTCCACATCTCGATTACGCGAGACTCGGCGATGTTAATTAGCTGGTCCAGCGTGTCCCATACCACAGCACGAAGCTTTGGGTATTCAGATTTGTTCTCAATGATGTCCTCGCAGACGTCATAGAACCCCGCCGCGTTGTCAAGTTCGTCGTACTCGTCCATCGTCCACTCTGGACAGTTGATGTAGTTGATGTTGGAAATTGCGTCAGCGCCACGCTCCATGCCAATCTCTAGGAACAGTGCCGCATCCGGGTCTCCCGTGTACTTCGTGACCACGTTGTTGATTAGCGACGTCTTGCCGCTGCCACTCTCTCCAAGTAGCATGATGTTGTAACTCAGAATGTCCAAGTTAACGTTGTTGCGCTTGCCAAACTTGCCCATATTATTATACCTCCGGCATTCGCTGTCTTTGACTTAATATTTCTACATCCATATATAACCAATCTATTTTGTATAGTGGGAGGGGATTTCTCCCCTCCGTATAATATATAGCATCAATTATCTGTTACATGTTCTTAAGCCAGTCAGGAATGTCATCCTCACCAGTATTGCCATCCCCTGCGCTCTCGCCACTCTCAAAAGGGATGTCATCGTCGGCTACGTCCTGCTGTCCAATCTCTGCATATGCCCAGCTGACATCAATGTCCTCCTCAGAATACGTGTCATCATAAATCTGAGCGTTACCACCACGAGGAACATAAGGGCGAATAAGAATTGCAAGCTCCGTCCTCGGGCCATTTGCCGCACACTGCGTCATTGCCTCTTCCTTTGTGTACATTCCAAGTTCGACAAGCTGCTTCACATCGTCTGGAACGTCATCCCATGTGACATTGACAGTGGCACCAGCAGACACGAACTCTCCCTCAAATGTCACGTGCTTCAGATAACCCTTCTTCTTGGGCTTAAACAGCACGCTATAAATCTTCTTGCAAATGTCCGGCTTGCTCAGGTCAAATCTGAAGTCAAACTTGTAATGATAAGGCCACTGACCACGAATCTCATGACCGTTAATCTCCTTGACATAATCAAGCACCACACCATCAACGAGCATAAGGCCGGTATCCTTGTCCGTATCACTCAGATTCGTACCGTCCTTGTCAATGAGCACGGTCTGGACGAATGATGCCTCAAAATCAGAGGGGTCTGTCACATCACTTAGATATACGCCGGTAATAGTTCGACGCATACGAGTAACACCCTGATACTCGTTATAGGTAATGTTGCCAGTTACAGTCACGACATCATCATTAGATAGGTGCTCCTTGATATATTCGATGGCATCATACGGGCTTAGGAAGCTCTCGATATGAAGTCTGCCGCTTACCTCTCGCTCAAGACCAACACGAATAAGATACGTATTGCCAACGGTCTTAATGATGTCCTTGTTCTTTCTATCTTCCCAATCAACCTCAAACCTGTTATTGAAATCTGTGATTCCGCCCTCACCGACTCCGCATACGCGAATGGACATCGGACGCTCAGGAGAATAACCACCCATCATATCGGCATAACAGGTTCCATGCTTCTCTCCACAGTCAATAGCTAGGTTCATGGAGCTATATACATATGACGAACGTTTGCTCTGCTCGTCAATCTTGAAGGTGAAATCCGTAATCTTTGGGTGACCCACCAGACGGAATCGACTAGTCCAATGAGTCCTCTGAATGTTGTGTACCATGTTTGGCATCTTACATCCTCCTTAGCTTTTTATACGTTTTTTGTTGTCTGACAACTCAGATGATTATACATCATTGTCGTTTATGAATCAAATGAACACAAAATTGACCACACAATCTACACAAGATAATAATCTGCAACATAATCAACAAGTTCATCCATGCTATCGCAGATTCTTAGACAGCACATATCAATCCAAGGGTGAATTGGGGCATCATTAGTGTGAAGCGCTACAATTGGAATGCCATTATCGTGAGCAATAGCAATCTCCATACATGTCCCAACGCTGTCTTGCTTATCAATATTCGCAATGACTACATCCGACTTCTTTAGATTATAAATATCATAATAAAACGGTTCTCGCTCTGTTTTATGAGTCTTAACTTCTAGGTTATACGCTTTAACCGGATTAAATACTAGAATGCGTTCGCCTTCGCGTCTATCATTGATTCCATTTGTAAACTCGTCGCGCCACTCGGTTTGCTCCTTAAAGCTTAGGCCGGTCATTCCTCCTGCCAGATACATTCTAATAATCGCAATCATCCCCCTGTTGTGTCTTCCATGCGCCAATGCAATTGTGAATAAGCGCAGAAATCGTCATAGGCCCAATGCCTCCGGGAACTGGCGTAATTGCACCTGCAACGTCACATACGTCATCAAAGTCAACATCACCACAAAGTTTATTGTTCTCATCTTTATTAATGCCAACATCAACAACAACGGCACCGTCCTTTACATAGTCTCTTGTAAAGAACTTGGGCTTGCCAATAGCACATATCAGAATGTCGGCAGACTTACAAACCTCTTTAAGATTTTTTGTATGCGAATGACAAAGTGTAACGGTCGCATTCTTCTGTGTCAACATTGTTGCCAATGGCGAACCAACCATATTGCTTCTTCCGACAACAACACAATTTGCTCCGTCAACATCGATGTCGTACAAAGAGATAAGACCAATCACCCCCATAGGAGTACATGGCTTAAGCCCGCCGTTGTCTCCCATTGCGAGAAGCCCTTGGTTGATAATTGTAAGTCCATCGATGTCTTTGGTCGGAACAATGCAGTCAATGAGGTAATCAACATCAAGATGCTCTGGAAGGGGCATTTGCAGGAAGATACCATTGACAGCATCGTCGCAATTTAATTTCTTAATCAGTTTGGCCACATCTCTTTCTTGCGCGCCATAATCAAAATGGTGAACCACCATATTAATCCCCACATAATCACATGCCTTCTGCTTGTTTTTGATATATGTGTTTGATGCCGCCTCATTGCCAATTTGAATAACATCAAGCCTGATTTTGTGTACAAGATTATTCTCTTCAATCCACTTCTTTGCCGCATCCTTGAATGCCTCAGACACCATTTTACCATCAAGAAGCCTCATTGCCATCCTCGCTTTCGCTTATGTCAACCACGACACCATCAAACACGTTGCCGACAACCTCAACATCCTCGCCATGCTCATCAGTGAGGATATAATATACATCGTTGTTATAATCGAAAATACAATAAGCTCCAATTTGCTGACTGTATGCGACGATTCCATCTTTGACCTTCGATGTCGCACAGATATCACCCTCGAAAATCCTAGTTCCGTTTTTATCATCGACGCCAGTCTCACTGTGAACCACATATGGGGTCTCGTCCCACATCACCTTGACTTTATATCTATTAAATACCTTCTTCTCAAGAACGGCAAGTGCTCCATCTGGCATAACAATCATGTCATTGCGCCATCTCTGTTGGTCTTTATCATAGATTCTATACACATCATCACCTCATTTTAGTCCTTGAGTCTATTATATAAAGGATTATTTTCTGTTGTTATTTTATCAATTAGTTCTGGATATTTTTCTT